CCCCCATACAACTTGCTTTTGCTGTTGGAATAGTTGCCGTTATCTCTTGGTACTTAGTTATCTCCTTTTTAAGCAAACCATTTACTTTGGCTGATTTTATTTTCAACCCTCGTGTCAGCTCCTCTTTGGTTACAAATATGTTTGTGGCAATGTGTCTGCGTTGCCTGTTGTGTGTAACACGTATCTTCACATTGTACGTGCCATCTGCTTTTTTATGGTGGGCATATACCACCGCCTTAAATGTTGTACTCATAATATTGCAGGTAAATTGTGGCACATTTGAACCACATTTTACCGCAAAAGTAGAGGAAAAGCCTTAAAAGTGCGGAAACAATAACAGCCAACTTTTGAAAGTTGGCTGTTAAGGAGTACACTTGTAGGGAATCGAACCCTAATCTTAAGAACCGGAAGCTAATAGCCAATTCTTGTTATTGTGCTGTGGGTCAGCTCATTGGAAACACTTGTAATTCTCTTTTGAACCACATTTGAGCCACAACTGCAAAAAATGCGTGTTAAGCTCGGTGGTTATGTGCTGCAAAAATAGCTATTTTCTAACAAACTCTATCATCTTTGCGTAATTTATTTTTGTGTGTGGGTTATGGCTTACGACCTCAACCTCTATTGCTTTGCAGCCCCAGCGGAAAAATAAGAAGCGTTTAGGCACTCTGTGAGCAATAATAGAAATGGTGTCGTTGCTCTCAAATGTACCTTGAAACCTATTATCAGCACCTATACACCCACTGGCATTTATCCAGCCATCGTTGTAGCTAAAACATTTAAGGGTATCTGTTGTGCCTTTGGCTGGTAAAAATACAATGCTATCTTTTATAACGGTATCAATTTTCAAACTTGTAAGCGTTATGGTGCTGGTAGCTGATTTGAGGTTTTTAATTTTTAGCCCCAGCCTTTCTACCTCATCTTTAAGGTAGCTATTGAGCTGCTTAAACTCTCTCTCTTTCAGAGATAGCTCAACAACCTTTGCTGCACTTTTGCCATCTTTGGTCTTGTACAATTTAACCTCTTGCATAAGAGCGGTTTGGTTATTTGTCAACCTTTTGTTCTCCTCTTTCAACTTGCTACACCTTTGCATAGCTCCAAATGCCAATGCAACAGCAGCAAGCAATAATACAATTAAATACCTTTTCATACCATACTAATATAATCAAAGATTGCCTGCACGTGTGTTTTAACGATTTTCTGTTTCCCCTCATTAGAGAGTAGCAGTTTGCAATCCTGTTCGTTGTCCATAAATAAGTTTTCTGTTAGCACCGCTGGGCATTTAGTATCTCTACACATAGCAAGATTTTGCACCCAGTATCTTTGATTTGGAGAGCTAACACGTACTTTTAAGCCTTGCTCCTCTGCACTTGCGCTGAAAAGGGTTGCTAATGATTTGCTATTTTGTGAGGCGTTAAGCCCTACAAACACACTCCAACCTCTTGCTTGCATAGGCTTCCCTGCATTTCCAGCAGCATTACAATGTATGCTTACAAGCAGGCAGTTTTTAGTTCCTACTTTTGTGCATAGCTTGTTCACTCTATTACATCGTTCTCGTAACGATATATCTGTATCTTCGGGTACAATGCGTACAGCATCAATGCCTCGCTGTACAAGCTCTCGCTCCAGCATTACGGCTATTTCTCGTGCATACCTCCACTCGAATAACTGTGAGCCATCAGCCCACACTGGGCTACGTTTGCCCAGTGTATCTTTGCCGTGCCCATTATCAATTATTACTTTCATTTTTTGCCTCCTCTTCTTTTTGTTTTGCTTTCTTTTGCTCGTATTGCTCAATAATTGGTTTAATATGGCTGGGCATTGCTCGCTTAAATTCTAAACGTATAACAAGGTAAATAACCCATATTGCAAGGTTGTTAGGGTATGCAATGGTCAAATTGCGGAATGAGTGTTGCAGGTAAACGTATGCAAATACATAGGTAATGCTTTTTACTGCATACAAAGCTATTGCGCTATCTCCACACATAACCATTACAGAGTGTATGAGGTAAATAATAGCGATATACAGCAACAACTCTTTTAATGCCCCTCTGAATTTCTTTTTATCAAAATTCTTGCAGGTGTGTATAACCACACCATCTGCACGCATACCACACCATATATTCCAGCTACTCATAAGTATGAGAGCTAAAACAAATCCATTTGTAGGCGTAATCATTCCTAACAGGGTGCTAATTACAGTAACGACAATGAGGCGTAACTGCTCATAATTAAGGATTGAGTTCATATCTTATCTCCTTTGTTTCATATAACTGCGTTTCTTCATTAAATACAGGTTGTACGCATCTATATCGTCTTGCGATATGGCTTCCTTTGCGCTGCGAAACTCAAAGCCAGCCATTTCTCTAATGAGTACTACCTTAATAATGGTATGGAAAGGAAAACGGATATTTGGGTGTTTTACAATGGCAAGTAGTTTTTTACTGCTCGTCCAAAAAGCCGTTTCAGCCTCTCCCAAATCCCACTTAAACCGTATAAGAGTGCGCTTGCCATTTTCAGTATCAACATCTTCTGTAAATCCTGTACACCAAATAGGCTTGTTTATTACAGCATCTATACTGGGGTAATCTCCACTTGGCTTTTGTGGGTTTGCTCCGTCCCCTTGCAGTGGGAGGTCTGCAAAATCATAAGTTTCCTCTGTCATATCTTACTCCATAGGAATGTTATTAGTTGCACAATCTGCATCAACCATAGCACGCAAAGCCTTACGCTCTGCAAGGAAATCAAGGTACGGCTGTTTCTTGCTTTCGTCCTCAATGCCTACTACTGCTGCATTATAATCGTTGAGCAGTTTCTTCTCAAGGTTATCGCTATACTTAGCCATAATGAGTGTTTCCAATACTGTATTGGCAGTAATAGGATAATAACACAAAAGGCTATCATACACATTAACCTTGCGCTTTTTACCTTGCTCATCATCTATTTGTTCGTAGTGCTGGTTGAAATTGTACAGCGTTGTACCTTTCGCTCTATCAATCACATCAAATGTGGGCTGCACGCTATCGCTATGCAAGCCTGTACTCAATCTTTTTTCTTCCATTTGTTTTATTCTTATCTGTTTTAACGTTAAACTTACTATCTCTTTATAATGCTCGCTTGAGCAATATTGCAGCCAGCCAAAGTGTGCAGATAACTTATGTCGCAACTCGCTTTCTGTCATCACTCCATAACTATTTTGCAGCCTTTTCAACTTTCTCCAATAGGTGTACAAAATGCTTTTTCGTGCCAATATATTGTAATGGTTGCTTTTGTAACCTACAAAGTCTATACTGCGTGCATCTACTGGAAATATTTGCCAGTTTGATTTTATAGTTAGCCTTAGCTTTGTTTGCAAGTACTCTCTTACTTGTTCAAGTATATAGTGCAGTTTTGCTTTACTATTAGCGAGTATTACAATATCGTCCATATACCTGTAATAATACCTTACACGCAATACCTCTTTAACCCAATGGTCAAATGGGCTTAAATACCAATTTGCAAAATGCTGGCTTGTTAAAAAGCCTATTGGTAAACCAATATCGCCCTCTGTACTATCTATTATAAGGTGCATAAGCCAAAGCAGCTTTTTATCCCCATAGCTTTTTGCTATTATATCTTTGAGTATGCTATGTACAATGCTATCGTAATAATGCCTTACATCTATTTTTAGGCAATACTTTGTACCTGCTTTATCTTTTTGTAACGCACGGTTCAAATCGGTTAGGCACTTATGTATTCCACGCCCTTTAATGCAAGCATAGGTATTGGCAATAAAAATCTTGCGCAAATCTTCCTCAATAACATCTATCAAGCAGTGGTGTACTATTCTATCGGGGTATAGCGGTGCTATTTTGAGGTTGCGTTGCTTCACATCAAAGATGGTTTTCTCTGTGTATTTTGATGGCTTGAAAGTTTGTTTTTCCAGCATCTCCCATACATTTGTTACGGCATCGCAATAGCCACGTCTTAACAACCTCTTTACATCGTGCCTATTCATTTTACCACGTAGAGTATTGTTTGTAGCTCTTAGCACGTTTAGAGGGTCGCATACCCTCCAATACCCATTCTCACTATTTGCATATATCTTATGTGCCATTGTCTTATAAGAGCTTTCGCACTTGTGGTACAACCACAATCTACCAGCACTTTATTTTAACCATATTCTTTTGCCAGCACCCTTGTACAAGGTGCTTTTGTGAGGCAAGGTTTACGGTGGTTGTAAAAATTCTCCTTAAAAGGGAAAACCGTAATTATGGTATAAGGGGAAACCCCAATTCGTATTCGTATTCGCACCTCGATTATTCGCATTCGCACAGCGAACACCCGAATTCTCCGAATAGTTCGCATTAGCAGAGGAGAGGAGTTCCCGAACCACCGTAACCGTATATGAACTCATACAGAGCAACTGTTACTCAACAAAATTAAATGCCCTCGGAACTCGGAAATTCAAGGCACAAGGGGAAACCCCAATCCGTATTCGTACTCGCACCTCGATTATTCGCATACGCACAGCGAACACCCGAATTCTCCGAATAGTTCGCATTAGCAGAGGAGAGGAGTTGATACCATCCATCGGCATTGTTTGTGGCATTTACCGTCTGCCTCCAAAAATAGTCGCAATAATTCTTGTTAGCAGCTCCACCTGTTACGTTGCTTGGGAAAGAGTACCCATTGGCAACTCCCATTTCAGAAATGTAGCCACTGCCAGTAGGTAGCAATCCTAATTCTTGATAGCCATCTACATTTTCCCCTGCGTGGTCGCTTGGAGTGGTAAACTTTGCAGGGTTGCTACATAAATACAACTTACAAGCTCCACCATCGGCAAAAGGTGTATAGAATACCAGCACATCATCGTTATGCTCCCACAGGTATTGTTGTGGTTGCTCCCAGCCTCTGTAACTGGCTACTTTGATGGTTTTATCTACTCCGCTCTTCCACTTTTTAATTAGGTAATCAACAACACCAGTATTGTTGCCCAATTTTGCAGTGATACCAGCAGGAATAAATGGCTGATAGTCATTGAATGCTCCCCACTCTCCACCTACATAAGAGCCGTTGCCCAATCCGCCTTGCGCAAACCCATCTTCTGTTTTTTGAGCATTGTAAGGAGCTTGGCTATCAAGTTCGCCAAATTCAATAGCCATTAGCCAGCTCATTTCTTCACGGAAACGCCAACCTCCACAATGCCAGTTGTCGCCCAAACTCTTGCATCGTGTCCGTATAGTAGCTTTGTTAGTACTTGTTGCAGGCATACCCAGCACGCTTGTAGGCTTACCATCATAGCCAGTAACATTAGTACCGCCTCTGTACTCTGCTGCATTTGGGAGTAAGTCAAGCAACCCTGTTTCTGGAACACGCTTTACAGAGCCGTTGCTTTCCCATTGTAGGAAAGATGCACAAGTGGGCTTGTTGTTAGTACGGTTGAATGTTGCCAGCCACGGACTACGAGATTTCTCTTTCATACGTGTAAATCCAGGCAATGCAACCTCACTAATGGCTACAAGGAGGTAATCCCCATCGAACTCAAACTTACGGTAATAATCGGGCTTGTAGAGCTGCACAATACCATCAACAGCGTTAAGTTTTGCTGCTCCTCCTCCCTCTTTTAAGGTGCTATCATTAGCCCCCAGCCAATAATTAACCGTTCCATCTTCACGTGCTACATAACGCCTAATACGTTTCTGTATAGGCAATGAGCGGTGTAGGTCTAAATTTCCCACACGCTCAACCTTGCCATCTGCTACATTATGCCCTCCATTTTTGAGGTTAATGCGAATGCCATACCATAGCTCTTGGTATGGAAATTTGGGTACTGTGTTCCCAACACCAATAAGTAATCCCATTTGGCTATTGTTTAATTATTATTTGTTTATTCTTATACGCTCCAAAAATACAAAAAGCGTTGGTTATATACACGCTTTGTTTGTCGAACTTTTGAAAGTGTAGGCAATTATTGCCATTCATTACCCCTAAAAGCCCCCACCAGCAAGCCTGCACCTAAATGATTTGTGTTTATGCTTGGTGTTGTGAATGAAGAGGAAGTAGGCATTTGCACTACCTCTGCAAGCTCTCCACCATTCCAAACAACTGCTCTACCATTGGAGAAGATTTTAACATTATTACGACTATCATTGCCATTGATGACCATTATTCTCTGTGTTGCAGCAGCATTTAAGCAGTATTGACATACAGGACCACTTTGTATGTTAAAGATTATGGTATCAACAGGGAAACCGCTGTAATCGCCAGTTTTCCCATAGCAATTAACCTCATAATATATTTCCCCTTTACTGCTGTTTTTAGTGGCTAAACTTACATAGTTGCCATCAGCATACACTCCGTTTGGATAATAATAACCATAAGCCCCCTTGATAACTAATACGTTTCTTGTTCTTGCCCCAAATGAGCCACGACACCAAATATCAGAGGAATAAAATCGCAAACTACGCCCATCCTTTATTCCTTGATGCTGCATATCGCCATTAAAAAATAGGGTACCCTCACTGGAATTAAAGCCAATTTCTGCTTTTACATTACCGTTACTATCAACGGCTTGTAAAACTCGGAAAGTACCAGTAACACCATCTAATTTGCCACTAAATGTACCATTGGTTGCATTGATAGTACCTGTAATCTCTGCGTTAAGTGCTTTCAGCTTTCCATTGTGGTATATAATAGTCATACCCTCCTTATCCCCCGCCAAAGCCTCTTGGTAAGTGCCTCCAAAGTATGCAGCAATCTCATCTGTGCTATTGAGCATAGCCTTTAAGCCTGCGCTCTCAACCCACGCACCATTTTTTTGCAATGCTCCCAGTTTTAAGAATGTAGATAGTATAAGCCCACCCTCTATTTGTGTGTAGTTTTGAGTAATGGCTTTTAACAAATCCTTGTTTGCCTTAATCATACTTTGTACCTCTTGGCTGCTTGAGTTCCATTCGGGGGCTTTGTTACCCTCTACCAACACAAACTTTGTCATATACAAGTCAGTGAATTGTATATCAGCAGTATCTGTACGGAAAAACAATTCAGTATCTGGCTGGCTATCTCCTGTTGCCACAAATGTATAAACAACTCGTTTCCATTTTGTGTCAGCTGTAAACTGTTTATAAGGTGCTACTCTCTTATCGCCTTGTGGGTTCACAAAGCCCATATTAAACTGTATAGGAGCATTAGTTTTTACCCAAAATGCAAGTGTGTATGTAATACCACTGCCAAACTTTTCATTTGGCAATAATATGTTACCTCCTGCTTTGGCAAAAGGAGTATGCAGAACCCAAATTTCTTTTTGGTTCATTTTCCTAAATCGCATAACATTCCCCATAATAGTATCATCGTATATTGTAGGTACACCATCATCGTTAGGGTTGTGAAACCACCCTTTTAAGTCTGAAAAATATGCACTATTGCCGATATAATTACCGTTCCCCACCTCTACACTATCAACATATTGTTTGCTCACTGCATCAAGCAAGTTGGTGCGCTCTTTGTAATATGCAGAGAAATTGCCGTTGTAGGTTGTTTTGTTTACCCCTGTGCTATTTGCCTGCATATTTGAGAGCAATGCACTAACATAAGCAAGCAGTGTGCTATATGCTGCATCAAAACCTATTGTTGTACAACCTGCCATCTGTGCCTTAGCTTTAACAGTAGAGTAGTCCACCTTAATATTGCTTAACTCGTCTTTGAGCTTAATTTTTTCGCTGGGCGTTATTATGCCATCTGTTGCCAAATCTGTTAGCTGCTGCAATGCTGCATTAGCATTCGTATCATCGGTATAACCTGCATCTTTCCAATCTGAACTGCTATACCCACTTAACGCCTCACACTCCTTTGTACAGATGCGTATCTTGTAATCATTGAGGGTAATCCACAAATCGCCAATTTTATACGGTGGCTTTGGGTATGTGTTGGCATTTGCCGTTAAAAACGTATGGTTCTTACTGCTGGCTGTTTCCAACGCATTATTAGCAGTTTGTATGGCTTGCCCAATGCCTGTGCTGGGGATATTTACCCATTTATAGGTTTCTCCCTCCTTTGTAAATCGATACTCTAAACCAGTAGCGGTATCAGTGTACAAGTCGCCCAAATGCGTTTTCTTATCCAGCTCCGTTGCCCACTGGTTAGCTGGTGCAGTTCCTAGTGTTGGCACACCAGCACCAAACCAATACTCAACCGTACCGTCCACTTGGCTTTGTAAGCCCTCTATAATCTCATTTACCCCATCAAGTGCAGCAGAGGTTGTATTTACTAAATGCTCCAACTCCTCTATACTTTTCATCGTACCATCGGTTGAAACAAATTTTATGTTACCTCCAATCTCGCTATTATCAAGGTCAAAGTAAGTACGTTTATCTATACTCTCAATGCGCCCACAGTTGATAGTACGCCCTGTTATGCGTGTAGCTCCGTATGTTGTTGTAAGCTCACGATAGCCGTTGTAAACAGAGGATAGCACACCAACAGGGAAATAATAGTAAGCACCTGTATCTACTGCATAGCGTGTTTGGCTGAAAATAAGGCTTGCGCCACTCTCCCCAGCTGCTTTTGTACAACGTGCATATAGGTAATATGCTCCATTACTTGTTAGGGTAATGGTATTTTCTCCTATATTCCACGTTCTATTATTCTCCTCAATAGCGTAATGGATTAACACTCCGTTATTACTGCCTATCCTCACTAAATTAGGGTTAGGCTTACCGTTTACAGCAGCATTAGCCTCAATAACGATGTTTTGTAAAATGAATTGCCCAGCCCTGTTACCAACGCTCAACATAAGCGTTTCAATGCTATTTGGGCGTATATTGGTGGCATCAAAGAAACCATCGCCATCAAACACCATATTTAGCAGCTCCTGTGTAGTTCTCCAGTTAGCTCTTGCCTTAGCAACATCTGTTAGCTGGTTTAAGGTGATAAGCTTGTTTTGCTCCTCATTATCTATAATCAGCTTTTCAATAATGTTTACCTCTGCTGTGTCGCTAATTGTTAGTTTATAACTGTACTCATCTTTGTAACAATCTCTTGTAAACCCCTTAATTCGTATAGCCTTATCTACATTTATATCCTTATCTTTAATAGGCAAATAATCGCCAACCTTAAAGAGGTTAGGCAATGAGCCATCTACGCCAAACCTGCGTTTGAGCAGCAGGCTTGCAAATTCAAGCTCGTACTCAACCTTTGGCTGGCTGTCTGCCTCCAAATCTTTTGTCCCTGCCTTTTTAAGCTCTGTTTCTGCATCAACCACGTATGGGTCGTTTGGCATAATAATATCAAGCAACACATACTTATCCCCCTTTTTAATTTGGTAGGCGGTGGCTGCACTTGGTATTTTCAATCCTCGTTTATCCTCATACTGGTTAATCGTGAAAGTTTGTGTTTTGGTATCATAGTCGGCTATCTCGAACTCATAGCCAGCCAAATTACTATTACCAACAAACTTGAGCTTTGCAGCAGTGCCATCTATCAACCAGCGTGTATTGCCGTTGGTATCTTTCTCTTTGAGGTCAAACATTGTGTTGTCCACAAATTTAAAAATATCTCCCTCAACAATAGAGCTTACAACTCCTGTACGGTGTGGGTAAATATCCTCGTATACTCTGCTCCCCTCCTTAACTCCAAAGGCTGCTATTGCTTGTTTGTTATCAATATAACTCTCCTCGTTGTCCGCAATCCTTAAACGCTGCGCTCCATTTCTGTAATTGGTAGTGATGTTCTTAGTACCACCCTCAACATACAGGCGTGTTACAATATCATTACTATTAACATTTTTTCGTTTCAGTTTGTAAATACCTCCTCCCATACCAAATGAGAATGTAGCAGGGAAGAGTTTGCCAGCTTTGCGGATATGTAGCTTATAATGCTTAGGGGCTACAACCTCAATCTCAAACTCTGTATTGAAATCCTTGCATACACGCTGCAATACGCCCAAACAATTCTCTTTGCTGAAAGAGAAATCTTTGTACTCTGTTTCTATGCAGTCGCCCAACTCCCAAACCTCGCCCAAAGGAGCTGATACACGTTTTACGTTGTTGATTAGCACATTCATCAACAAACCCATATTGGCTACAAGTTGAAACTCTCCGCTGGGGTTATGCCCAGCAGCATCGGTATTACGGTATTGTGCATCAAGTAGCTTGTATTGCAAGCCCTCAAATACCATTGTATTCTCAAACTTGCGTTCTCCAATTTTAGTAGGCTCATTTATCTTGTTAAGCGTGTAAACATCGCCAAACACCTCTATATAATCGCCTACCATATACTCCATAGCCGTTGCGCTTTCTGTTTTTACAGTTACAGTATCTTCGCCCAGCAAATCACGCTTTTGCTCTGCACTTTTTACGGTGCAGAGCTTTGCAGTACTATCTAACACATAGCGTACCTCTCCATTACGTTTGTGTACTATAATTTGTCCCATACTATAATTGCGTTTGTGGTAAACTCCTCTATATCCTCAATAACACCTGTTACAACTACATAATAGTCGCCATTGGTTGTATAATTGTGCGTAATAGTCTTGTTAGCTCCGTACACATCTTGCGTTGTCGTACCATCGCCCCAGTATATATTAACCAGCTTACTTGTGGTAATAGTGATACTTACTTGCTTTGAGCTTTCGTTTACCCTAATGTGTTTCAAAACCTTTTTGACAGGTTCGGGTTCTCTCAAAGTAAGAGTAAATGTACCTGTCATATCTCTATCGTTCCACACCTTTTCAACCTGTGTAGCATCGGGCAAATACACCTCGTAAACCAAAGCCTTTGTAGGGTGTATATCTATGGTCAATCTGTGTAACCCTGCTGCTACTGGCTCTGCTTGTACAATATCCGTGCTGGTGGTGTGCTTCTTGTTGAACTGACTTAGAAAGTTTGTTACTGCTTTTACAAACTCCATCTTACCGCCTATGGAGTGGATAAAGCACTCTAATGTAATCTCTCTTGCCTCAAAGCGTGGGCGTGCCAAATCTACGGCTTCTCCGTGATAACCGCTGAAATCAACCTTTAATGGGTCTTTCATCTTTAAGCTCCCCAGCAGCCCCTTGCTCGCACTTACAAATACTCCATACTCCTTAAAGTTCACTCCATCTAACAGATAGGCAAGCTGCTTTGTATTGTTTAACTCCCCATCTATCTCCCCCTGTGTGAGTTCTTTTTGATATATGCGAGTTTCGTCCAAACAGCCGTTCCCCAGCGTTGTATTGTAGTTGTCTTGGTTAATGCTTATGCCGATAGGATTTCCAAAGTCGTTAGGCATTACAGCACGTTCTACAAGCGTTGAGTTAAGGTATATGCAAATGGTGTTACCGCTCCTGCTGATTGCAAGATAGTACCATTGCTCTGCGTTTAGCTCTATGCTCTTTTGGTACAGCTTGTTAATGCCATTGTAGTTAAATACAATGATGAGCTGGTTGCTAACAGGGTGCAGCTTAACCCACGTGCAAATTGTAAAATCACGTGTCATATCCAGTACGGTTTTTTGCACCTCGCATTTGCCTGTACCATCAAATCTTATACAGTTTGATTGCCTACCAGCCTCAAAGCTGGCAGCTGTAACCACTCCGTCTGCACGGTTTGGGCTATAATCATACGTTTTCTTTGCTCCCTCTGCCTCGTCAAAAGGCATATTGAGTACCATAAATTGTTCCTGTGCCATATCCTAACTATTTATATGTATTACATTTGTATGTCGTAATTTTCGCCTGTTCTGCAAAGCCTTTAACCAGTACCTTGCTATTGCCATATTCGTTTATGAAAACCTTAGCTCGCTTACTCTGTATGGTTATATTAACCGCTGCATTTTCAAAGCAATCTATGTGTAGATGGCTATTATCTGTTACTACAATAGCAACTCGGCTATTGTGCCTACACCAGCATTGGTGTATGTTGTAATGTGTGGCTGTAAAACTCACATTACTACTGCCTAAAAAAGCAGCTTTTGGAGAGGCTGCAACCTCTCCTTTGCTATCAACATACACTCCAAACTTTTCTCCATCTTTGCCGATATGCTCACGGAAAAACGCCAAATTTGGAAAATCTTTTTGTATGCACGGTTTGATAAAGTAAAAGTATGTATCGGCAAGTTTGGATATATCCCCTTGCGTATTATGTACCATACTTATGCTTGCAGCACAATGTCCGTGTGCCATTAGCTGCCTTAATACTGCTATTCGTTCCATACTTATGCTGTTAATCCTTTTGCTCGTAATGGGTTACTTGCAAGCGATGATTTGATATTTTCAAGCTGCTTAGTAATATCCAGCAGATGCCTATTGTAGCTTGTATTATTAGCAATGGAGCTTAGATATGTTAGAGCAGATTTAACGGTGTTATCTACGCCAATCATTGTAGCCTGTAAGCCTTGCATAACCAGCAGCTGCTCCATTTGCCTAATACGCATTGTTGTCATTTCTCCAGCTACAATAGAGGCTGTGTCCTCTGTAACGCCTTTAATTTGTCCCTCCAGCGTATTACTTGCCTTGCCGACCTCGTCCTCCATACCTTGAAAGTACTCTTCAAACCCTTTTAAGCCATCTGTAAAAGCCTTACCAGCGTTTTGTAACATACGTTTCCAGTATGCGAAGTTGAAGCCTATCACACTGTTGTTATGCGTTCCCATATACTTTGCAAGGGTACTGGTAAACTCATTAACAATAGGCTCTATGAGTTTTAGTTTGAGCGAGTTCTTAACTGCATTTGCAATGGTGGTATTCCAAATCTTTTCAAAACTCTTTGTACTATCTTCCATTTTGCCGAACGCATCAGCCCAAACATTTGCCAACTCATTAGCCAAATCACGGAAGTTTGTTTGCACCAAAGATTCTACAATTTCTTGCTCAATCTTTTTAATATCTCGCTCCGCTTGCTCTGCAGAGGCTAAATACTCCTGTACTTTGTTATCATCACGGTCTTTCTTTTTCTTGCGACTTTCAAGCCGTGATAACTCCTCATACTCTTTCTTTTGCTTTTGCAAGTTCTCTATTGCCTTTTGTTGCTCTTTGTAGTAATCATCGCCAATGGCATTTTCTACATTAAACTGGATTTGGCTATATATGCGTTGCAAGGCTTGTAGCTGCTTTTCGTGCTGCTTCATTTCACGCTTAATTCTCCTGCTCGTGCTATCGAACACAGATATTGCGCTTGTAATGAGGCTAACACCACCGCTGATAATATCCATAGGGTTGCCTGTTGCTATACCCTTTGCGAGTGTTGCAGCTCCTCCCATCATATTACTAATATCTCCCAGCAACTCCTGTGTTACCTCATCGCCAGCCAGCCCTAAATCCTTTAAGCCATTAACAACACTATCAAAGCCATCTTTAACCATAGAGATGCTTGCACCAATAGAGGTAAACATCTTCTTGAATTTTGCCGTTTTCTCGGTACTCCCATCTGCTGCTGCGTTGTACTCTTTAATAGAGTTTACAAGCAGCTTAAATGGGTTTCTTTCGCCTTGTGTTTGTACCTCTAAATCATCAAGCTGCTTTTGTAATGCTCCCTTAATGTCTGCATCAGCTATACCTGCAACCATAGCACGTAATTTTTGCAGGATATTATCAAATGCAGAGCTACTTAAATATTCTGCATTTTCAAAAAGCTGCTTCCAATCGTCTGTTGCTTGTATTCTTGTAGCATCAATTTCAGCAATAGCCTTACTACGTGCTTTCTCAGCCAGCATCGCCTGTTCCTCATAGCCGTGCTGTTTTAACCACGTAATTTCCTGCTCATACTTTTGCTCTGTTTCAAAGCGCAAAGCAGCATTGCTCTTGTAGGTTTCCAGCAAATGCTTTTGCAGCTCTTGTGTACTCTCTTCAATTTGCTTATCTACCTGCTGTATCGCTTTCGCTCTTTCCTCTCCAATGAGGTTGGTTTTACCCTGTTGCAAATCCTGTTTGAGCTGTACCAAATGTGCAAGGCTTTCACTTAGTGTATTACTATTATCTTTGGCTTTTGATAAGCTCTCACTGAATTGCTCAAATTCTGTTTTAAGCCCCTTAGCTGCTTGTAACTCCTGCTGGAATGTTATGAGGTCGTTACTCTCTGCCTCGTTAAGCCCAGCCGTGCTTGCCTCTTTCTCTACAAGGTTTTGCACCTTGCTTTCAAGCCACGCTGTATAAGTATTACCATTAGCTACCAGCTTCTCAAATTGAGCATTAGCTACATCTTCGCCGTATGTGCTTACCCACTTGTAGTATAGCTCATATTGCTTTTTGCGCTCGCTAATCTCTGCCTCTGTAAGCTGGCTTAACTTAATCTCGTAACTGGCATTCTCGTTGGTTCGCAAAGCTGTAAAATTAGCCTCTGTTTTAGTAGGCATAGCCTTACCTGCTTTCTTGTACTTTTCTGCCAGCTCTTTTTGCTCTTTATCAATTCTTGCAAGCTCTTTTTGGTGTTGGGCTTTAAGCTCTGCCTTGCGCTTTTCAAAACCATCTTTGATAATATCAAGTCGGCTATCCTCAACTTCAAGCTCCAAATCAATTTCCCTTTGAGCAATATCTTTGAGTGCATTAGCTCTTTCCTTTGCTTGCCTTTCAGCCTCTCTTGCTGCTTTTTTTGCAGCTTGCTCTTTGGTTCTGTTTGCAGCTTTGGCAATTTTAGCTTGCGTTTTAGGCAATCGGTTTTCCAGCTTTGTTATTTGGCTATCTAAATTCTTCCATTCTGCACTGCCTAATGTAGCCTCTCCACGCAATTTTTTAAGCCTGCCAATCTCATCATTGATACCATTCTCGGTATTGAGGTTGTTTTGCTTGTTGTTAATGAGGTTGTTTACATCACGCAACATTGCCATAGTTTCAGTATAGCCATATAGTTTTAAGTCTATACCAATCTGTGAGCCGTTGAGTTGAGAGGAAAGTTTATGCAACTCGTCCAAACTTAACTTAGTGATGTCTATCTCATTTTTAAGGTTATTGGTAATAGGTTTACCAAACATACTATCTGTTTGGCTACTTATTAACTCAATACCCTTGTTACAGGCTTGTGCAGAGGTTAATGTGCTTTGTACTGCACTCTCTACGCTGCCTTTGAATGCTTCCATTTCTTTGTCCGTTGCTCCAGTAGCCTCTTGCACACGTTCAAGAATGTTGGTTATAAGCTCGTTATAGGATTTGTTGTACGCATCGCCTGTAAGCCCTTGCAATTTCTCTGCTCCATCAGTTGCAGCTGTTAGTACGCTTGCCCATAGTGCATCTGTTGCCTCTCGTATATGTACAGAGGCTTCATCAACAGCTTTGTAAGCCGTTGTTGCAACACCTTCGGGGGTAACATCTATTGTTTCCTTAATCTCCTTGTGGCTTGCCTCTTCTGCTTGCTCTTTTAGTTCTTCGAGTATTTCCTTTTGCTTTTCTGCAAGTTTATTGTATTCCTCCTCTATGTACTTAGCCTTAATCTTAGCAGCAGTACTACGCCCGATGGCATCTACAAGCTCATCGTGTTTTTTAGCCTGCTCCTCAAGCCCAGCATTTTCTTTCAGCAGCTCAACGCTATGCTCTCCGCAAAGGTCGTTTATCTTTTTCAGAGCATCTTTGTACTCCTTAGAGTTTGCAGAGGAGGTTTTTAATATGGCAAAATAAAGGTTTAGCTTGTTGTAGCTCTCTGTTACGGCATCTTGGAACTCTCCTGCAATCGTTGTGTTCTCCTCCTCTTGCTTGCCGAACATCATAAATGCACTTGCAGCAAGCCCTACAAGTGAAATAATCGCTGTAAAAGGGTTTGCAATAAGTGTAGCCCACAAAACCCTTAACTTTGCGGTAAGGAATGTTGTTGCAGTGCTTAGTAGAGTAGAGGATGCGGTTTGCATTGCATCGCTGGCTGCTTTACCCTTTCCTGCCAAAGATGCTTGCTGGGTTGCGAGTGTTGTAATCTTCTGCGTTGTAGCCTCCTTAGCTAATTTTGCAGATTTCATTTCGCTTACAATAATACCGTGTTGTTTAAGCTGGTTGTGCTGCTGTTCTTTTAATGCAGCAACCGCTTGCGTATTCCCCTCTTGCTGTGCCAGTGCTATTTGTACACGAGTTTGCTGTATTTTGTTTTGGCTAACCCTATAATCTTGCAGCAAAGAGGCTTCTTTGGCTTTTAACTTAGCAGCCTCTGTACGCAATGCGTTCATACTGGCTGTATTCTCCAGCATTTGCGCCTGTATGCTTTGTTCAATAGCAACACCATAAGCCATACTATTGCGTGTAAGGTCTTGCTTTGCCAAACTCATACGCTGGTCAGCGGTTAATATGCTTTCTGCTGCTGCAAGGTACTCTACGCTTTGAGAGTTTAGGTTTAATCGGCTTAGGTACTGTTGCTGCTCCTGTGTGAGCAATGCAGCAATAGCCTGCATTTTAACGCCTCTCAAAACCTGTTCCTGCTGTTCCAGTGTTAGAGCCTTTTGCAACTCCAGCGTGTATGCTTGATGAGCTTTGCCCATTAGCTCGTGTTGTACAACATAATTGCGTGCGCTCGCATTGAGGTTAGCAAGCGTACCCATACGAGCCTTTTGTACTATCATATCAACCTTAGCCATACCAGTACTCTTACCTTGCTGTATAGCTACTGTTGCCATAGCCACTTTGTATGTGCCATACATAGCGACCAGCCCTCCTAAAACACGAAGAACTTTGTCGTAATTCTCTACCAGTGAAGCTATAAGGCTAATGCTGCCACTCAACACACCTTGTGTATTTTGCCCAATATCATTAAGCATCATGTCAAAGGCATCTTCAAGGTTAGAGATTTGTCCTGTAAGGCTCTTGCTTTGCTCCTCCATAAGCCCATAGAATATACCGCCCTCGTTGGTTAAGCTCTCAATGACTTTTTGAACTTCGGGAAAACCTATTTGCCCAGCAGTAACCATAGCATTAACCTCATCAGTCGTTTTATTGAGCTGTTTAGCTAACTCTTGTACCAAAGGTATGCCACGCCCCATAAACTGCCTTACATCTTGCGCAAACAAACGCCCCTGTACCATAGTAGTACCATACAGATATACAAGGTCGTTTAGCGGTATGCTCAATCCGCTTGCTATATTACCTAATCGCACAAGTGTACCGTTTACATCTTCGGCTGCTGTACCGTATGCCAACAACTGTTTAGCACTTCCAGCAATACCTTTTAAGTCAAATGGAGTAGAAGCAGCCGTTTTTACCAGCTGGTTCATTAACTGCGTGCCTTGCTCTGCACTCCCCAGCATTGTATTAAATGCTATTTCAAGCTGCTGGAACTCTCCACGCACGCTAATTATATCTTTTACCCAGCCTTGAAGCATAGCACCAATGGTAATGCCTCCAATAGCCTTGCCTATACCCTCAAAGCTGCCAACAACGCTTTGGGATTGTCCCTCTACATTCTCGGCAAACTGCATAATGCGTTTCTCATCTTTAGCCAACATTTCATTTATGTTGCTATCTCTAATGAGTACATCAAAAGCCAAAGCACCGTTATTACTTTCCACTACTAATGCTGTTTATATAGTTAATGAAATCATCTGCATTCTCCTCTGTAAGCTCTATGCTGCCATTATCAAACTGGCTACCTCCTGCACTGTTATTGGTAGGCTCATCGTCCATATCATAGCGTGCTTGGTCTGCCAGCATACGTTGCACAACAGCCCACGCAATACCTTTTGTGAGATACTCCCACGTCCAATGAAAGTATGCGCATATAGCCCCACGTTGCCCATAGAGGCTATTTAAGCCTCTTGGTTCTCCTCTATGCGTGTCGGTATTGTCGTTCTTGCGCTCGATAACAATCGCATAGAGTTTATAAAATCCGCTAAATTGTTCGTTAGGTCTATTGCCTGCACCAAATCAATAAGAGTGCTGTTTTTAAGCCAGCGAACAAAAAACTCTGTATGCTCGTTTAATAGCTTTTCATTTTCCCACTCGTTACCCAGTACGGCTATTGCCACAATCTTTGCCATACGCTTGTTATGTGCTGCAAATAACCTGCGTGCCTCCTGTCTTGGTGCTTCTTTTAGCTTGTTCTCATCAATAATAAGCTCTATATACTCCATAGAGAGCCTATCCAGTGTAAAGGCGGTTGGCTCTTTAACAATAAACTCACGCTGTTTATCCTCAACTATGGTTTGTGTTTTTTTGAGCCACTTGCACCATTGGAAGCGTGGTATTTTTACTTTGCGCTTCTCTGTATAGTCCACAACAAAGCTAATCCCTTTGTTTATGAGCAGGCGCAATTCCTTTCTTTCCGCCTCCAAAGCCTCTAATACCTTTGTATTATCTTCCATACTCGTAATACTTGTTAGTCAAAAAGCCCACTATGCAATAAGCACGGTGGGCTTTACTCGGTATTATCCAACCCCCACGTTATCCAGGGAATGAACTTGTTTTCTTCTTTGCCTTAATGGTGGCTACACCCGATTTCTTTGGTTTGAGTGGGGTAACGGTAAAGTCCACAAGGTTAATGCCCTGTGAGGACATTTCTGCGTTAAGCACCGCCTCAATATCTGCACGTGGAATGGTGTAAACCAAACCTACTTCGGGAACAGCTCTAATGCTGGCTTCGATGTTCTCATCGGTATCGCTCCAGCTCCATTCTGCTTCATCTGCATCTCCTGCAACAGTACCACCCAAATAGGCTTTGAGAAACTCTACATCGGGATCCATTATAGAGAAAGTAAGGATAGGTACTTTCTTCTTTCTCTTGCGCACCTCTGGTGCGCTCTGTCCCTCCTCGTAATGTTCTGTTACATCTGCCGATTCCTGTACCAGTTTACAGGTGTTTTGGTAGGTCTTGCCAATCTTTTTGTAAGTTTTAGCCTCGCCACCATCTTCTGAAATTGCACCTACTTGTATTTCGGTCAATCCTAATGAAATCAATCCCATATTCTTTACTTTTATAGGTTATGAAAATTAAATCTTATTTTGAGCCATATACGGTGGCAATGTAGTGCTGCCTCCTCTATGACATCCTGCGCAACGCACTCGAAGCTCCCCCAGCTTTCGCTGTAATACTTTTCCAACACCTCGTATGCAAGCCCTGCAAGCTGCTTGATACGCTGCGTGTCAGCATCAGTATTGGAGGCATCGCTTTGCGTTACACAGTCTATCTTATCGGGAACATAGATGTTTACGTTGCTTGTGCCTAATTGCACTGTGCCACTCTCAATAGAGAGGCTGCTAATGGTGCAGTCTTCAACCTTTGGTGGCTGTGTGCGTACAGGTTTTTGGCTTTTCTTTATTACACCTGTAAGCTCCTTTGCCAGCTTAGAGTTGTTTAATACCACATACAGAATATCGTCCTGTACGGTGTTAAACTGCATCCCTTTCCGCAACACTATTTTATCTACATTTTTATTTGCCATCTTATAAAGCTACCTTGTAAATCTGCTTCTTCAAATCTTTCAATATGGTTGGTACTTTTTGCAAGGCGTATCTCTCTGCGCTATCCAGCACATCTTTGTTAAGGCTCTCAACATAATGAGCATAGTGCATACCAGCTACCACAATCAGCACATAGCCCTTTGTATATTTGGTTGCCAGCTCCTCTGCTAATGCTTGCCCCTCTAAAATGCCACTGTTATTAGCAGCAGAAACAATCTTGCTTTGTACACGCTCCTCAAAATTTTTGCAAATAATATCTCCATTGCGTACCAGTACATAGCCTATTGAGTTGCGCAAATTACCTGTAATGTCGTTGTACGTTCCTTTCTCTCTTGCAATGCTTACACATTGTTCGCCAATATACTGCATTATAACCTCTAATGCACGGTGTATGCGTAAAGCATACTGGCTGATAGAGCTGTGTACATCGTCCTTACCGAAATTAGCCTTAAACCCATATTTTGGCATAGTGTTGGTATTTTTTGTAGCGTAATACAGAGCCTATAACTTGCACCTCTCCTGCCTCGCTTAACACCCTTACACGTGCATTGAGAGGCACGGCTGGGGAGTGTTTGGGGAGAAATATATTAGAGCTGTATTCTATGGCTTTTGCATTTACTGTTGAAAGTACTGCACCAGCCTTAGCAGGTTCTTCTCTGCATTTAGAGAGAGTTACCCAAATAGGCTTACCGCCTACCAAATCGCCAACCTCATTACGAGTTTGAGCCTCTACTTGCTCTATTTCCAGCAAATCTCTGTATCTACCTCCCATAATTAAAACATATTAGAAGCGTGAGAGAGCGTAATAACTGCATCGGGGGCAAACTCGGAGGCATCTATACCGTTGCTTTTGCAGAGGAATAAAATCCTATCCTTGAGCTTATCGTTATAGCTTTGCGAGTATTCGCCCTCTTTCTCGGAGGTTAGAGTAATATACTTTTGGAGTGTGAATATGGCTGCCAGTGCAATTACACGCTCATTATCGGGCGTATATTCGTCCTTTATGCCATACGTTACCCCTGCTCTTTTGCAAGCAGATAATAACGCCTTTTCAAACTCCAGCTCATACTCATCTGTACAATATGGTTTAACCTCGCAATATATAGCCTCTAAGTTTGTCATACCGAATGCTTGTTATTAAAGTCCTCTTACTTGGTAATTGACAATACTATCAATTTCCGTAATAATAGGCAATGCTCTCCAACTTGCTTGCGTGTACTCTCCTGCCTTTTGTCCTGTGCTTTCGCCAGTTTGCCACTTGGCAATACGCATACCGTTACCAGCATCTGTGTACTGCACGTTTGGCTCTTCAATGATAGCATTGTCCTCAAATGCAGGTTGTACCTCTCCAATCTTGCCAGCAGGCTTGAGCGTAATAACATTATCATTCCACGGATTGATAAGCTCGGTTTTACGCTTTCCGTCCTCTGTAACAGCATTACGCTTGTTAATGAGAGTGATTGCTGGCAATTCAAACTGTTGCAGCATTGCATTGAGTTCAGCAGGTGTTACAGCCTGTCCGCTCTTATCTGTACCCTTAATTGCTCTGCGTACAGCAGGACAGTTAATGAGCCACGCATATACAGATGGCGACATACAGGTTTCGCCAAACACAATACCCTTGTTTTGGAATGTGTAGCGAATATCTGCCAACTCCTCAAAAGGATTTACCTTGCTCTCATTTCCCTTTTGCCAGTTGTTGGCTGCTTGCAGGATATTATCCTTTGGCATATTGTAGTCCACCTTGTAGGTGCGACCATCGGGGTTATTGAGAGTAGGGGTAAACTCTGCTACGCCTTTATTTGACATAGCCTGCAAAATGATATGGTCAGCCGTATCCTTGCAACCCAAATAAGCCTCCTTAACCTCTCCCATAAGGATTTTGTACACCTCTTGGAATTTCTGCTGGTCGGTATAACGCTTGCTGCTTGCCTCTAAGATAGCGAGCATTTTGCGCATCTTCTTAGCAGACATACCGAAGCGGTGTCCCATACGGGGGATTTCTTCTCTAAAGGTCTTAAAGCCATCGGTAGGGCGCAACGGAGTTGCAGCATCGTTACCAATTACACTTGCCATAAAGCGCACGTTGTAGGTTGCTTGAATTGCATCTGCGGTCAAATCCATTTGTGGCAAATTGTAGTCGAACCACTTATCAACATACAGCTGCTCAAAAATAGTTTTGTTTTGCAGAGAGGCTTTATCAAAGAAAATTCTCAATGTTGCCAGCAAATCCACTGGAACGCTGGGCAAACTTACTTTACTAAAAATAGAATCCATAGTTATTTACTCCTCCATAGTTTAACGGCTATTGGTATAGCTTACCTTTGTGCCTTTGAGCAATGAACCCTCCATAAGAGTTGCAGGAACAGGGGGAACTCTACGAGCATACACCTCTCCATTGCCACTATCACGAGTAACATCAATGCCAGTGTCTGCCAACTCTTCCTTAATCTCTGCATCAGAACCCTCTCCAATGGTAATGGAATTAGGCTCTGCAATCAGTTTCACATTAGCTTCGTTGGCTACAACCTCAAACAGAGCATCGCCAACAGTAAGCCCCTCAATAGCTTTGTTCAATGTGATTTGTACCCCTGCTTCCGTCTTGGTAACAGCTGTAATCTTAGGACAAACTTCAAGTGTTGCAGCCAAATCCTTTGCTACAATGTCGCCAACAACAAACAGAGGCTTGCTAAACTCATCAGCCTCAAGCGTAACCTTTTTAGTATCGCTTGCGATAGCCACAACCCTTGCGCTCTTAATGAGCGTTGCCAAACGTGTTGCCTCATCAACATACGCCAATGTACCAAAAGGTACAACTGCACCAGCAGCAAGGTTTGTTTGGGCTGGATTGAGCGTAAAACCTCCTGTAACCTTTACAGGTGGCATAGTGGTGCAATGTCTATCACCACCATAGTTTTGGAATTTACGTTTCATACCACTTGTTTTAATAATTACTTAGCATACTCACTTAGCATAGTTTCCGCCAAATCGCTCTCTGCTTTTTCTCTTTCCTCTTTGGAAACACTGCTATCAACTGGCTTTAAGCCTCTATCAACAAGGCTTTGCTTGTATTTACCTAAATACTCCCCAACATTGACATCTGCTGGAATTGTAACAAACTCCATATCTGCATCTGTAAGCCCCAGTTTTTGCATCTCGCTCGCAATTACAACATTGCGCTGGCTTTCGCCCAGCTGCTTTTGCAAATTGCCGATAACTGTGTTTTGTTCCTCAATCTTTGTAGAGAGGTTTTCGGTTACTTTTTTGATAATAGCCTCAATGGAAGCCTCATTCAGTTTTTCCTCTTGCTGCTGTTGTGGTTTGGGGTTCTTGTTTTGCGCCCATCGGGTTGCCTCTCCCTGCATTGTTTTAAGGACTGGCAAAAACTCATTTGCACGTGTTTCAATAGCCTCGTCTGTTGCATCATCTGCCAAACCATTGCTTGCAATGCCAGCAATTTTTTGGATAGATTCTTCTGATAGCCCCATGTCCTTGCATTTTGCTACCAACGTTTCCAGTAACTTTTTGTTCATACTATACTAATTTGCTTTATATATCGGTGGCAAATATAGTCTTATTTGCTTTAAACGTGTATATAAGAAACGTACAACTTTTGAAAGTAATTCATAACCAATCAAATACGAATAATGTTACAAAAGGTTAAATAATTGGATTTATTCATTTGAATGTTTGGTGTATTGACTTCTTCAACCTACATTTGCATCAAGTTAAGCGTGAATATACGAAACGCTTTTAAGTATAAAAGTTGAATAAATAAATTATAAAGCAATGACAAATGAAGATTTTAGCAACGCTGTTGCACTGGTAAGCGGAAGCCCTAACATAAAGGTGGCTTTTAATGTACCTGTTAAAGACCATTACAGCAATGTTTATAAATTGCTCATACTTGAGAGTAATGCTACTATAATTAGTAAGCTCATAGATGCTGGGTATAGTTTAAGTATGTGCGCAAAAGGTTTGGTAGTTGATAAATTTTAATGATATGGGACAATTTAGCTGGATTACTCAAGACACAAAACACCGTATTGTAAATAATGAGCCTTTTACCGTGTATATGGTAGATGATAAAGGCAAGCGTTACAAGGAAACATGTTACGAGGGTTACGGAGAGTTCGGAGGTAAAGATTATTATGAACTGCTGGCAGAAATGAATGGCTATGGCTCGGATAGAGAAAAAGGCATTGAGCTTGCGTTTGAGGGCGCGCCCTATGGGGATAATCCAAATGTAAAACACCCCTCTATTACAGAGAGTGGGGAGTATTACGGAGGTGTTGCGCCCGAAACAGACCCCGAACAAGGTTTCCCTGCATATATTGACGATGATTGGGAGGACATAAGTGAGGAATGGGAGTAGAACAACAAATTATAGCATACAGATATGGGAAAAATAATAAAAGCAAGAGTGCGTGTAAAGATAATAACTGAATTTGGCAAGTATTGCTTATATGAGATACACGGCTTAAAGGAGGGTACAGAGTTAGAGGGGAGGTATAACCCAGCAAATAAAGCATTTGATTTTACTTGGAGAGGTACAGATGCAATGTTATGGGTAGGGCAAAACGCTGAACTTATAAGTTAAATAAAGGGCTGGTGCAAGCCAGCTCTATAATACAAAAGGAGTATGACAACAAAATGGAAAAGCCACACTAATTTGACCCACCCTGTCA